CTAGTAAAACGGAATTGGATTTGTTAAGGTAGAGTGTACGACTACTACAACCTACGCAACAATGAGCACTATCCTGGACACGTCTATGATGATGAACACCTGCTGGGGTGACGAGGCGTTTGGCGATGTGCTAAAGCCTATGAACAACAACACTGACATTGAGCCGCTCAAGCGGGCGCTCAATATCGGTGTACAGGCCGATACGCGCTCCACCAAGGAGGCGTTGTCGGCCATCAACAACAACAAGCTGTACTGGGGCAAGCCCCTGGAGACCATCGCCGAGGAGACGTCTGTTTCCGGCGAGGAGCTCATTAAGTGTATGGCTGACTGTTCTGAGAAGATGAAGGCGGTCGCGCTTGAGCGTGAGGCCATTATGAAGGGCTGTGTTCCATTGACGCTCATTGAGCGCCTGCAGGTTATGACGCGCGAGTGGACTAAGTTGCGCAGCTACTATGCTGAGCAGTACTTAGAGTCTGATCTTGCTGCTGCCAAGGATTTAGCGATCCGGGAGATGCAGGCGGAGATAGATGCGGCCAAGATGGCGCATGACTGGGAGAGTTATCACCTGATGCGGCCAGAGATTGAGAATCTGCGGGACGAGCGTGCGCGCTACGAGAAGTGGGCGCGCGACAACAAGAAGATGAACTAAAAACAGCTAACGGAGACAGGAGACAAACGTCCTCTCCAATTTTTTACCACCCACCTTCCTCTTTATGCTCTGCCTGGCGCTCAAGGTACCGAGTCTTGACGTTCTGGGGTAAAAAGTGCTTGTTGAGCACAGCTTCAACGATAGTTGGGTCAAACTGCTTGCACGAGAACACATCTAGGTACATATCGTTGGACTCCTCTACAAAATGGGCGGTGATATTTGACGTTTCAATAAGCTGAACAAGTGTGTATCCTTTCTTATTGCCTGTTCCAAACATTACGATCTGAGGCTTGCCATAAGCGACCATATCAATGCGCTTGACAAGAGTGTGGGTGAACTGTTCAATATTACGGGCACAACGGATGGAGCTAGGAACGCAGTTGGCAGCATCTACAATGAGATGATACCCCCAGCGACTAATCATTGATATGTTCTTCAAAAAGAAAATAATGTGAAAGCCTTATCGTTTATCGCTGGTCGCGAAGGCACTCCCCTTTTGACTCATACCCCTGCTCCTTCCAGTCTTCACAAGGAATATTTCCTCCCTTGCGCCCCGTAAGGCGACGGAGAGTCTTACGACCCCTGCCCTTGCGCCCCTTACGACCTTTTCCGCCCTTACGAGTCCGGCTTGGACCAAACGCCATCTTGGCCGTATCCACAGATCCACTCATTCCCAGAGATGCGGGCGTAAGTGCCAACTTAGTACCGCGAGACGTGAGTAAACCTCCCTTACGTGCCATTTGAATTTTATCGCAGACAAAAGTATACAACATGCTGTGGATGGCCCTTTACGCTGCTGCGCTCTTTTTCGTTCTAACCCCTGGCGTTGTTCTGTCTCTCCCTCCAGGGGGGTCCAAGCACACCGTAGCTCTGACGCACGCCGCTGTATTTGGTGTTGTCTGGGCCCTGACGCACAAGGCGGTTTGGCGCGCTCTTCATTAAACTAGACCGAGCGTATGAATTCCCACTTCAAGTAAGAACAGATCTTTTCCCAGATCGCGTCGTGAGAAATTAGGCGATCTCTAGATTTCAGTAACGGAAAGTAAACCTTGTACTCATCTAGCTCTAGGAGTTCAAAGAACTTATAGAGAATGTATGAATAGGACAGAAAATTGGTCCGGTCATCGGGACAGTAAATCAAAAATGGCGCCTGGATTTCCTGGAACATGGCCCTTATTTTTTCTTCAATTTCAGGAGTTATGGTTGGGGGAGGGTTACCGTTCAAACGTGAAATGATATGAGTAGCATGTTCATAGTACTTTGATCTGTTCAGCTTTTTTAGGATTTCGCGCATATCTTTCTCTGTGAGCTCAGCCACATTCTGGATTCGGCGCTTCTTGATCTCCAGCACAACTTCGTTCATGACTTCGGTGGGAATAATCGTGGACTCTTTCGCCTGAAACTGGTTTAAAATTTCGTTCAGGTGATTGATCTTCTTGTAAGCGTAGTTGTTACGCTCCTTAGGCGGATCGCGAAAACTCGGCTGGTCGGAGACTACAAGCATGTACTCTTCCGACCCGCATAACGGACAGACCAAAATTCCTTCATCTGAAGATTCTTCTCGGGCAATATTACACTTATCACAGTGCTCAGTCACGGCCTTCTTTACTTCCGCGGGTTCGCCAGTATTCAGCTTCATTCGTGTCGCAAACTCGTCAAATAATTTCTTCTTTGACGGAGCAGTCGTTTCAGCAGAGTTTTGATGAAGATACTTCGCAAACGTATTTTGGTCACTGGGAACAGTAGATTGCTGAACCTTTTCTCCTGATCCATAGTACTTCAGCATAATGTCGGCATTTTTTAGGTAATAATCAGTCAAAGGATTCACCTGATCTAGCCGCTCTCCTAACTCTTTAATTTCCTCCCGCAACTTGGACGCTTTCAGAATATCGGGTAGTGCCGAAGACCTTTCCAAGACTTCAAGATCAGTCTTCATAGAGTCTAATTGGATCCTCAATCCATCAATATTGGACGTCTCATCACGTATTCCCGTCACAATCGTCTGATGAACCGAATCCAAAGTTCCAGACACAACGTCCGCTTTCTTAGAGGACGTTGTATCCCGCTGTCGCTTGATACGAAATATATTGTCCATTATTGTCCTTCACTTGACGTTCCCGTAAACTCATTTGCGCAACATTAGAACCGCAGTGAGCGCGACTCCAGCAACCAGTAACGGAAATAACAAATCATTCGCGAACCCTTCTTTAGATTTTGGCATGCATTTTGAAGGGTTCACGACTTTACATACTTTTGGATCAAAATCGGGAGACAGGTCGGGACTTAAAAACTTGTACTCATCTCCGGAACTAACGGGGCACTGGTAACATTTACATGCGGGGGATGAAGACGCGGTCATTGAGTTCATCAAGTACATTGGATTCAGTCCTCCTATGTCAGTAATTACTCCACCGACAAGACCAGAACTGACGTTGTTTATGTAGTTGAACCGCGGCTGTAACGATCCATCGGGGGCTGTACACGTACCACCCGTATTCACGTAATACTGGTTTCCCATCGGACGTCCTCCAACCATCGTTGAAACGTAAGTTCCCACAGCTCCTAAATTCGTACCCAACTGACTGAACGAACCGTCAGAACCTACTCCTAATCCGCCCTCACCGGAAGGCGGTGGTAAATGGTCGGCGTAACTGTACGCCGGACCCATAATTTGAGTTTCAACGTTTCCAGCTTTATTCTTAACATCACTCCACAGCGAGTTCTTGCCGAGGTCTGCCATTGTGTTCTAAATGTGATTTTACTTGGCGCTTATATTCGGGGTTAGAGAGTGCACACGGACGCTGCTTCAGGATCGCCGAAGAAGCAACTTCAAATGAGTAGCCGAATTTCTTACACACAAACATGAGAGCCAAAAACCCGGATCGGTTAATTCCACACTGACAATGGACGTAAATTTTCCCAGAATCGGGACTTCGTAAAAAAGTATTCATTATTTGTTCAAATTTTGGATACCATTTCAAGATATTTTCATCGGTACTGTCCAGAGCTTCAAGACACTCGTAATTATCAGGATACTTTGAGCGAAACCAAACAGGACTATCTTTATCAAAAGCGCAGTTGACGACGTGGGTAATATTGTGGGCCCGGACGAAACCTGGATTCAGGTAGAGTCCAGGTCCAAAGATGATATTTGTGTGAATGCGCGCAGGAGGGTCGTACTGCCAACCCCGACTCATTACTACTAGTACGCACGAACATTTTAAACGAAAAACGAATATAGTTTTGCATAATTTATTCAGATCACAAAATGCAGTATACTCCGGTGTTCCAGAACACCCATTTGCACTATGCGACGATAACCAAGCACGGTAAGGAGATTGCCTGTTCCCGAAATAGGGTTGGCTCCCGGTCTCTTGGATGCGGATACTCAAACCAAACGATACACGCAGAACGCGCAGTTGTGAAAAGTCTCGGAGACGTGTCACAACTTCGTGGGTGTGTTCTGACGGTAGTTAGACTCAATAAACAGAGTGAAATCATGTACTCTAAACCTTGCGCCTCATGCGTCAAGTTTCTGGAGAAGTGTATCAAGAAGTACGGTCTACTCAAGGTTCTTTACGCTGGTTCAAATCAGGGAGGAGCCAAGTGTACCCACGACGTAAGCGATAGCGACAGCGACTCCAGCAAGGATAGCTGCGCCCATATATGACGGGACACCGCCAGACGTGTACGTGTTAGGAATATACTGAAGAATCAGAGACCGAGGGGTAGAAAGAGAAACAATCATAGCCGCAAGGAAGAACCCGAAATAGGTCATCAGATTTTTCATTGCGTACCGTACCGTCGCAAACATATGGGAGTTGCTGTGGAGCGTGGCGGCTGGTTTATGAGGCTGAGCGTCCTGAAACCCGTTAGTGACGAACGGGTCGGTGCCTCCGGTCACAATCGGAGCAAACGTCGTGGCCTGTGGTAGAGGAGTCTGAACAGGTCCAGATCCCATTAGATCGCTCAGATCGGTCGCACCCTCAGCCATTTATTTAAAGGTCGGTAATTCGCATTCGGCATCTTCCGCGACGTACTTTATGCACTTATTGCCGTGCCGAACGACTCGTCCCTCAATTTCTCCTGGAGGAACCGAGAGAGCCTGGCGGACGGGGATAGGACGATGAAAGAGCATGATGGTCACACCCATTCCAATGAGGAAGGAAAGGAAAGGAACGGCTTTCTCGTTACGAAAGATCCCGATGATACGACTGATCATCTTCTTCTATTATTACTGAGAAGCGAGTAAATTGAGCGAGGTTTGCTTGCCGTCGCACGGCACAGTTACGGCCTTGAACTTTACGCATCCAGTAGCTGTGTGAAAAGGCGTCTTGGAATTGGGGGTAGGTACGCCTTTTTCGTCGCGGGGCGGAGG